CCAGTCGTTGAACTGTGAGCATAATTACCAGTCGTTGAACTGTGAGCCTTATATCCAGTCGTTGAACTGTGAGCCTCATCACCAGTCGTTGAAACTTTAGTAGTAGAAGTCTCAACCTTTTCAAAAACTAATTTAAACTGCAGTTTGAATAAATCCCAAAAAGTTACCTCACTATCAATTTTTAATTTATTGGTAGCAACCTTATCCTCGATTTTATCAATAGTTCCTAATGCTTCAACTTTCGCAAATCTATTTCCATTGATAGGTGAGTATTCATAATAATTCAATACATCAAGTGGTAATTCGCAAAAATGTAAACCTCTTTCACAACATTTTGGCTCAACATCTTCTTCAAAAGTCTTGCCTATTTCATATTGAAAACCTCTACACTTTAAATCTTTATCAAATCCTTTATATCCAAACATCTTTTCTCCTTTAAATTTTAGACTTAACAAAGCAGTCAATACCTTTCAATAAAGACGGATTTCTTTATTTTGTTTCACATAACTATTACTAACAACAACAAATATAATAAATTTATAATGTTCTTGACTGCTTGATTAAATCTAAAAAGCCAGTTTAATGTTGTTCCGCATTTCTGCAAAAAAAGATTGGATAACTAGAAACCAATTTATAAAATGAGATAGTTTGATTCTGTAAAAACTAACAAATACCACCTACTTAGTAGTAGCAAAACTAAAACTTGTTTTGTTATTTGAATGATACTAATAGTATCTTTAAATAAAGCTTAATAATTTACTAATAGTATCATTTATTTTAAAACTTATAATCTGATTTTGAAAAGTAAGATTGAACTGAAAGAAAAAGCTTTAATTTGAAAAAGTAGCTAAAAAGATTAAAGTCTCAAAAGACTGAATAATATTAGAAATGGATACAAAGAGCAGTAGAAAAATATAATTTTGAAAATATGGCTGATTATATTATCGTCAAAAATGACGAAAACTCTGGAAGACCAAGAGAAGATTATATAGTAACTCTTGATATGGCAAAAGAACTTTGTATGGTTTCAAATACTGAAAAAGGTAGAAAAGTTAGAAAATACTTTATTGAAGTAGAGAAACAAGCAAATAAACCTATGACTATTGAACAGTTACTTTTGGAAAATTCAAAGAAGCTTTAAATCTAAATATTAGATATTTATTGTCTGGGAACATTATTATTTTTGTTTTTAATAAATAAAAAATAAAAAGCTAATCCAATAACTAAAATTCCAACAATCTCTGCAAAAAAAGTACTAAAATGAATAGGATACATTGAACCTATTATAAATTCATATTTTATATATTTATAGTTTGTATAATGGGGTGGGAAAAATATTATTAATAAAATTATTCCAAAATAAATATGTTTGTAATATTTTAATATAAAATCAATAGCCTTAGTTTTATTATTTTGCTTTTTTTGTTGATTTTCATAGCTTCCAAATATACTTATATCAATATCTTTTAAATCAATATTATTTATATTATTTGTGTGAGTATCTCTAAAAAAAATTTTAATAATGGAAAATAGAATTATACAATAAACTAAAAAAGTAATAAGAAAAGGTATTTTAAATTCAATTTGTAAATATTTTGCAACAATAAGTCCTAAAAAACCACCAACTAAAGTTACTAAATAAGACTTCATAATTAAAATCTGCTTTTTATTTTTTTGTATATAAAAAAGTTTTTCCAAGAGTGCATTTTTAAACCCTATTAATCATTTTTAATCTCGCTGCTCTATTATTAAACTTTAATTTATTAACAGACACAACTTTGTGATAGATTAATTTATTTAATGTTTCTTCATCATCAAGTCTAATAGTTTTTGTTTTAAAGCACTCATTAGGGTTATAAGGAACAAATTGCATAATATGAGCCTCTTTATCTATAACTAATACTTTTATTGCACTTTCTGCATCTATTTTGTAATATACCATATCTCCATGCTGACATTTAACATCAGGATCAATTATAACTTCATCACCATCGTCAATTTCTGGACTCATACTATCACCATTTGCTATTACGCAATAGAGTGATGATTTCCAAAACTCACCATTATAAAATGCTGTTCTACCATTTTCTTGTAAATGATTTATATCACAACCACCACATGATGCAGTTCCTATAATTGGAACAGGTTTAACTGATTTTTCTTGCCCTATAAGATTAGAAGCATCAATTCTCAAAAATTCTGTAATCTTTTCTAATTGTCTAGGATTAGGATTTCTTATATCATTACACCAATGAGTAATTAATCCTCTTGATACTTCTAAATATTCTGATAATTCTTTATTTGTAATATTTTTTTCTTTTAATATTCTTTTTAATCTTTCACCAAAACTCATATACAACCTTTGTGTTTTACTAATAGTATCAATTTATAAGATACTATTAGTATCAAATTGGAATGAAATTAATATTTTATTAAGTTTACTATTAGTATCATTTTGGAATGAAAAAAAGTAAAAATTTAAAAAATATATTAGCTAAATACTATTCAGTACCAATGATTAATAGAATATTGAGAGGAGAGAGAAAACCATCATATGAAATGATGTTAACTCTTGAAAAAGAACACAATATTCCATTTTGTGCATGGCAGGATATAGAATCTTTCATTTCCAAAAATATACAAAAACCAAAACCAAATGAAAAGGTTTAATAATGGCTAAAACAAACAAAGAGATTGAATATTACAGAGTTTTAAGAGCCAAAATGATGGTTAAAGCTGAAATGCTTAATGTAAATTGGGCTAGATATTATGCCAACCTTTTGGATTTAGGTGGAGTTAATAATGAACAATATCTAAAAAACTATTTCAATGATGATAATAAAAGATTTAATAGTGAACAATTGATAACTATATTGATTGATTTAGAAGATGTAAAAGAAATTGAAATTATTACTCAATGTCAAATGCAAAATGAAGTTCTAAAAGCTGTTAAAGAGATTGGAAGTATAACAAGTGAAATGGAAAAACAATTTGATAATAAAGATGAAATAAATAGTAGTGAAGCTTCAAAGGTTTTAAGTAAAGCTAGACCTTTATTAGCAGTTGTTAATAGATTTGTATTAAGACTTGAAGAAACTAAAGCAAGAAATTAAGAGGAGTTAGATATGTCAGATAATGAGAATAAAAAAATAGAACAAAATGAAAGACTTGAAAAGGTTAAAAAGATAGTCGAGATAATAGATGAAGATAAAGATGAAGCTAGAAAAATTATAAATATTTTAATAGCTTCGTATGATATTCCTAAAGAATTATTCTGATTTAGGAGAGTTAGAAATAGTGTTTAAGATATGGTTATAAGCTTTTGCAACTATATCTGAATAGTTAGGCATATTATTCATCATAGCACCTACAGGTTTTTCTGATGGAGCTATAAGCTTAACAAGTTCTAAAGCTATTTCTTCTTTAGTCATTGGAGTTCTATCCATTGTAATGTGTCCTTTTTTATGTATTTTGCGACCAACAAAATTATATCAGAGGACACTTTAGAGTGAATAAATTAAAAGGAGTTAGAGAATGAAATTAATCATAAACGGAATTACTAAATATTTCCAAGATATAAAAGATAAAAAAACAAAAGTTAAATTAACTCATCTTAATTTAAAAGGTGAAAAACCAATCAAACTATTTGCATAAAATAGCTTTGATTAGGCATATATTTTTCCTGGTCCTGGTTTATATATGTCTAACAAAAGCTATTAAGCTTTAATGTGTTTTAAGAAATTTTTCCTTTATTGGATTAGAGTGAGTCTTGATTTGGCTTTCCTTTCTCACTCTAATTTAAAACACCCATCAAATGGTGCAACAAATTATATTCAAAATATTCTTAGTTGCTTACAAAAACCTTTTACAAACTAACTACTCGTTTTTTAAAAATTCCTCCAAGATACAAAATTGGGGTAGTTAGTTGGTTTGTAAAGGCAAATAGTATCTTTGGAGGATATTATGAGTGCAAATATACAACCTGATTTATTTAATCAAAATTTGGTACAAGAAAAAGATGGAGAACTATTAGTAAGTTCAATAACTGTTGCAGAAAATATTGACTTATTACACGATAGTTTATTATCAAGCATTTCAAAATATGAAAATGAGTTAAGAGAATTTGGGGATTTAAAAGAACAAGATTTTAAGGAAAGTTTAAATATTTCAAATAATAAAAGTTTGCTTAAACAAAGAAAAGCTTATTTACTTAATGAAAACCAAACAATGCTTTTAATTAATCTATCAAGAAATACAGATTTGGTAATTAGATTTAAAGTTAATCTTACAAAAGCATTTTCAATTATGAAAAATAAACTTTTTCAAAAAAATCTACCAACACCATTAGAAACAGCAAGAATGTTAGTACAAGTTTTGGAAGAAAAAGAAGCACTATTACTAACTAATAAAGCTTTAGAAAAACAAAACACTATTTTGATGCATACAAATAACACTTATACAGCAACAGAACTAGCAAAAGAGTTAGGATTAAAGAGTGCGACTATTTTAAATCAAAAATTAGCAGATATGAAAGTTCAATATAAAGTTAATAATAGCTGGGTGTTTTATTCAAAATATGCAGATCTAGGCTATACAAGTATTAAGCAACATATACTAGAAAATGGAAAAGAAATTTATGATAGAAAATTCACTCAAACTGGTAGAGATTTTATTTTGAAATTATTTGAGATTGAGGGATCAGCAATATGAAATACACAATAACTCTAAACCAACCCTTAATGATTAAATATAATCTAAATATGACTAAGTGGTGTATGCTTGATATATTATCTATTGCACCAACTTGGAGTGATGTTATAGTTGTAGATAATAAACCTTACTACCATATTTCAAGAAATAAAATAGGGGATGAATTAAAAGCTTTAGATTTAAAACCTGATACAGTTTATAGATATTTAAAAGAATTAACAGAAAATGGCTTTATTTTGTATATTAAAAAAGATGGTAAAGATTTAATCACTTTTACTCAAAAAGCTAAAAATTTATTTAGAGAAAATCACTCGGAAAAAAATCCGAAAATCACTCGGAAAAAAATCCGACATATAAATATACTAGAATAAATAAAAATACTAACATAAAAGAAAGAGAGAGTAATAGTAATTATACTAATGCAAATTTTCAAGATGAAAAAAATATCCCTCTCTCTTTTTCTAAAAATGAAAATAAAAAATTTGAAGATGAAAAACTAAATCCAAGAGAAGTTATTGAAGCTTACAAAGAAAAAATTTCAGACAAACATTCAGATATTCAAGAGCCTAGCAGTTTTAATCAAATTGTTTTGAAAAAGACTGATATCCAAAAAATGCTTATTGCGATAGATAATTATGCAAAAGCATTGCAACTTAGCGGAAAGAAACCAGAAAAGCTATTTTTCTTCATTCGTGATGGAATTTACCTAGATTATCAAAAAGAGCAAGTTATAGAACTTGGCAAAAATCAAGCTTTAGTTCCAAATGATTTAATTGGTAAAAGCTTTTCTGTTGATGGTGAAACTATCGAATTTTTAAAAGATGGATATTTGAAAAAAGAGAAAGACCATAAAGTTACAAATGCTAAAGATGTGGCAGTTATGGTTGATAAAATTAGAACTGCTTTAGGTGGTGAAAGATGAGAGTATTAACACAAGCAGAAATGAAAGAGTTTGAAAAGACTTTTGATTATTTGAATAATTATATTGGTGGATTTGCAGATTGGAAATATAAAAAGATAACAATTTATGATTTAAAAATTAATGGTATGCCTTTACCAAATGAACTTTTAGCTTTTTCAAGAAGTTTAGAAAGATTAAATGCACTAAATAAACTAAATATGCAATTTGATAAATCACATAATTCGTTACATAAGATTAGTTTACTTTTTAATGATTCAACAGAAGATAGAAAAAAAATAGTTCTTCAAATATTAATTAACTATTGTTTTAAAGCTAAAGTTCAACCATATAAGCTAAGAGTAGAAGAAGTTAGAAATGGAAAAAGATATTTTGTTTCTCCAAATGTAGTTAAAAAAGATGAGCCTATTGTAGCTATTTTTGATGGTAATTATGTAAGTAAAATTGAACAAAAAGAAGATGACAATTTCTATGATGGTTTAGAAACTATGAGAAAATTAAAAGTAGGTGCATGATGAGTGCAAAACAAAAAGAGATTATTTTAAGAGATTGTAGCAAATGTAATGAGAGTATCAAACAAGATAATAAGTTGCATTGCAAGATAAAAATTAAAGATTTGAATTTGCCATTTTCTTGTTATAGCGAAGTAACTGTAAAAAGAGAATGTGGATATTTTAAGGAGATAAACAAATGAATTATTTAGTCGATATTTTAACTATTTTGTTGATTGGTATAGGTGTTGCAGTTGGGTTTGTAATTAGTTTGTTTGAGGATGATAAAAGATGAGTGTTCCAATTATCCCAACTGAACATCAAGAGCAATCTTTAGTTATTCAATATTGTAACCTAAGAAAAATACCAATTTTTCATATTCCAAATGGAAGTTATAAGTCTTTAACAGCAAGAATAAAATCAAAAAAAGAGGGATTAAAGGCTGGTGTTCCTGATTTAATGATACCAGTTGCTAAAGGTAATTATCATGGTCTATTTATTGAAATGAAAAGAGTAAAAAATTCTAAGGTTTCAGTACAGCAACTAAAATGGATTGAGCTACTAAATAAACAAGGATACAAGGCTATTGTTTGTTATGGAAGTAGTGCAGCAATAAAAGAGATTGAAGAATATATAAAAGAGAAATAAGATGAGTAAAAATCTAAAGCCTTATACAACTCAAATAAGACCAAGTGTAACAGTTGATACAGCTATTACACTCGAGGCATTAGCGAAAGATAATCCTTTAGGTCTTACACTAGAGCAACTATTAGAAGAAAGCCCAACTTTTAAAAAAAAGAAAGAGCAACTTCGAGAGTTTAAAGAGGGTTAAAATAGTTTGCCAAAAATAGTAATATTCCACCTATTTTATTTTTAATATCACCATATTTTACTCCCTTATTTATTTTTTAAAAATCCATAGAATTAAATCTATGATTTAAAAATAAAAGGACAAAGAATGAGTGATTTAACAAAGTTAAAAGAAGAAGCAACAGCTTTAAACATACAATTCCCAAGTAATATTACTTATGAGAAGTTATTACAAAGAATAGAAGCAGTAAAAGCATTACAAAAACCAAAAGAAGAAGAAAACAATCCAAATCCACCTACAATTCAAACACAAAACAATTCTGATGAAATAGATAAATCTGCAGACCCAGAAGATAAAGAAACTAATCTACAAAAAAAGATTGATGAATTGCAGGAAGAAGATGAACAAGAAGAAGACACTTTAATTAAAAGAGTTTCAAAATGTGGAAATTATAGAGTGAAGATAAAAGGATTAGAAGAAACAGCAAGAAGAAGTGGAGTTACTATTGAAGATTTAAAATCAGTATTAGGAACTGGAAAACTATTAAATAACTTCACTTTTGAGATAGCTTAGTAAGGGTTATATCTTGTCTTTGAAGTTAACTCCAAAACAAAAGCTATTTTGTGATTACTACCTTATTTCATTAAATGCAACAGAAGCATCAATAAAAGCTGGATATTCAAAGAAAACAGCTAAAGAGATAGGTGCTGAAAACTTGACAAAACCTAACATCAAAGAATATCTACAAAATTCGATGAATAAAAGGGCTGAAAAGTTAGAAATTACAGCAGATAAAGTTATAGGAGAAATAGCAAAACTTGCTTTTGCAAATACAACTGATATTTTAGAAATAACAGATACATCAATAAAAATAAAAGATTTATCTAAACTTGATACAACTTGTATTGCAAGTGCAGAAGAAGTTTTCGACAAAGATGGTTGTAGGGTAGGAGTGAAAGTAAAACTTCACGATAAAACTAAGAATTTAGAGTTATTGGGTAGACACTTAGGATTATTTAAAGACAAGGTTGAACACTCTTTTGATGAAAAAGTGGAAAACTGGCTAAGAGGTAATAAATAATGGCTTCTCCTTTATCTTCTAATTACTTTATTTGGGAGTCTAAATATGTAAATCCTATGAGCCTTGATGAGTTTCTAAAACTTGATGAGCAGTCAAGAATAAAGCTTATTGCTTCTACATTTTCAAACTATTTAAAATTTGGTGTTAATGTAGGTCCTAAAGATGAACAACTTGCAAAATTCATTTATGAAATAGATGAAGCACTTGAAACAAATGATAAACCATATATTTCAGTTAGGTCTGGACATGGAACTGGTAAAACATTTGTACTTGCTAACCTAACTAATTTTATTGGGCTAACAGAAGATGATGCAAAGATTGTATTAACTGCACCAGTTGCCGCACAATTAAAAAATCAACTTGTACCAGAGCTGAAAAAATGGAGTAAACATTTATATCCTGCACTTGATGGCTTAGTTGATGTAATGAGTATGGAAGCAGTTTACGGGAAAGTAAATCAGAATAAAGCAGTTGCAAGAACTGCAAGAAAAGAGAATACAGAAGCCTTGGCTGGTGTACATGGTAAATTCGTTTTATATATCGTTGATGAAGCTTCTGGAATAGACCAAAAAATCTTTGATGTTATTGATGGTGCATTAACTGGGGATAGATTTTTATTTGTAATGTGTTCTAACCCAACTAGAACTTTTGGAACTTTCTTTGATAGTCACAATAAAAATAAAAAACTTTATAGAGCAATTCATCTTGATAGCGAAAAGTCTGCAAATGTTAAACCAAAGTGGGTTGAAACAATGGCAGAAAAGTATGGGAGAGAATCAGATACTTTTAGAGTAAGGGTAAATGGTAACTTTCCACGAACTTCAACAAATAGCTTATTTACTATTGAAATGCTTGAAAAAGCTTTTGATTCAAAAAGAATGATAGATGATAGTGGATATGCAGTTTTTGGATGCGACATTGCAAGGTATGGAGATGATAAAACTATTATCTTTTGCAGAAAAGGCTATAAAGGTATATTTTTTAGATCTTATGAGAAGCAAGACACAATGGTAACAGCTTCAAAGATAATCTATGAATATAATGCGATATATGACAAGCCTGATTATCTATTCGTTGATACTATTGGAGTCGGGGCAGGAGTATATGACAGATTGAGCCAATTAGGTCTTAGTCAAAAACTTATTGATGCCAATGCTTCAAAGAGTTCAATAAATCCTATCTACAACAACAAACGAACTGAAATGTACCACAACTTAGCAGAAGCAATAAATAAAGGTCTTTATATACCTTATGATGAAGATTTAGAGGAAGAATTACTTGCAATAACTTATTCAGTAGAGCCAAATGGGAAAGTTAAACTATGTTCCAAAGATGAGATTAAAGATTCAATAGGAAGAAGTCCAGACAAATCAGATGCAGTTGCATTGACATTCTATGAAATACTACCTGCACAAGAATATAAAAAAGAAGATTTTGCACAAGCACATCAACAGATAGCAACAGTTCCAGAGGGTGCATGGTAATGAGTGCAAATCATTTTAATGTATATGAACTATTAGTTTCAAATATTGGTGAAGAAAAAGCATTTGAACTTTGTGAGAAATTAGGAGGAATTGATTTAACTATTCCAACAAAAGCACATAAGACATATAGAGTAAGAGTATTAGTGAATAAACATAAAGAGATATTGAAAGATGAAAATAAGAAAAATAGATTTGTAAAAATATTCTCAAAAGAGTTGAAAATCTCAAAGAGTGTTATTTACAAAATTTTAAAGGAAAATGAAAATGATTGATGAAAAAGATAAGTCAAGATTAGTTGAAATGATTACAAGAAGTAAAGCAGGACTTGATTCTGTTATGCCTCACTTTATAGATTTATTTAATGCTTATCAAGCTTTGTTAGATGAAAAAGCTATTAAATATTTAGATAGTAAGGGTAAGAGTAGAATCCCATATTATTTGATAATGACTAAACTTCAAAGAATTCATGCAGACTTTGTTGAAGCATATTTTACAAATAAACAATTTGCCAAAATAAGTAATAAGAAGAGTTTAAAAGGTGTTTATTACGATGCTACAACTGATAGCTTTGTACCTTTTACAAGAGGATTGTTTGATGGTATGTCAATAAATGCAATAAACTCTTTACAAAATGCAATCGATTTTTATACAACAGAAGATGATGACGATAAAAGTTGTTTATATGATCCATTAGTAAAAGTTCTTAGACAATTACAAATATATGGAACTGGAATAATAAAAGTTTATTGGGATTTTGAAAGTGATGGAATTGTTTTAGAAAAGATAGAACTTAAAGATATTTCATTTGATACTGAAGCTGTTAGTTTTAAAGATTGTAAGTATTTAGTACATGATATGTATTTAACAAAAAATGAAATATTAGAACATAGAGATAGTGGATTATTTGCAAGTGATGCTGAATATGAAAGAATAAATGAATCTAATGGAACAAATACATTTAATCAAAATCCAAATGAATTTAAAAGATTTAAAGTTCAAGAAATTTACGAAAAGCAAAAAGGGAAATGGTATGTATCTACAATTTGGAATAAAGAAATAGTTTTAAGATTTAAAGCTGAATTACCTGATGGCTTACCTTTTATTGTTGGAACATTGAAAGAACAAGAAGTAAAACCAGATGGTAGTGATAATAGTGTAAGAGTATATGGAGATAGTATTGTCGCTCCACTAATTCCTATACAAAGAGAAATGATTGTTATTAGAAATCAACAGTTAGACATTATAGATAGACAGTTAAATCCAAGATACATTATAAATGATAACAATATAAATCCTTTTGATTTTTCTAATCAAAAAATTTCAGCAATTAGAGGTAATGGGGATGCTGTAAAAGAACTTCAAACTCCAAATATGAGAGATAGTAATTTCAATGTTGAAAGGTTAGGAGTTGAAGCCCAAGAAGTTATTGGAGTTACAGATTATAGTGCAACTGGTGCTAAACAAATGAATAAGACAGCTACTGGTATGTCTATTCTTACAAGCGAATCAAGCAAAATTTTACAACATTTATTGAGAGGTGCAAATGAAACATTAATCAAACCATTATTTAGAAAAATATCTTATTTAGTGTGGAGTTATGGAAGTGCAGAGTTTTTTTGGGGAATTGATAGAACTCAAAAATTAGATTATCAAGTTGGAGTAGATGTAGGTCTAGGAGCAACGAATAAAGAAACAGCACTAAATGGTAAAACGATGGCATATTCTAAAATAATAGAAATGGCAAATTTAAAAGCACAAATAGGAATTAATCCACAAAAAGATTTTATAAAAGCTGAAAAGTTTTTACATCAAGAGATATTTCCATTATTGGGAATAGAAAATTATGAGGAGTATGGAAATGAAGATGCAGCAGAAACTGGAAACAATCCAACAAACGGAAACATGGAAATTTATAATCCAATGTTTACAAGAGGACAAGAAGCAGTTAATGAACAAGGTGGATATGAATAATCCCAACAACAACCATTTTATAATGGCTCAAATTAAAACAATAGAGGAGTTTTTGAATTATCCAAATATTTTAATAGATAGATTGAATATTCAAGAACAAATAGCAGAAGATAAAGCAAAAGAAGAATTATATAAATAAATTAAAAGGATAAGAAATGAGAAAATTTTACAATGTATTTATGGAAGAAATGATTGATGGTACAGCATCAACTGGAATGGGTGCAACTACAACAACAGAAACTGCACCTACTGTTCAAACTACAACAATGAGCGAGAGTGAAGCTTTAAATTTTTTAAGTGGTGCTAATAATGTAAATGAAGAACAAACAATACAACCTCAAGAATCAAATGATTTTAATATCAATTTAGATGAAATAGATATGAGTATGTTTGGGAATTTTGAAGAACAAGTTAATCAAAATGTTCAAAATCAACAAACACAACAACAAGTTCAACAAACACAAATGCAGGAGCAAAATCCTAATACTCAACTGTTAGAGCAGTTGTTAGAAAAATTGAATAATAATCAAAACCAAACTCCACCAGATGAAGATATAGAAGCTCTTAGTTTATTGGCTACAAAAATGCAAAAAGCAGGATTATTGCCAAGTGGAATAAGTGAAGAAGATAAGCAACTTTTACAAGAAATAAAAGCTGTGAAAGATGAACTTAATCAACAAAAAGAGATACAAAAGCAACAAGTAGAACATCAAAATAAGATTAGTGCCATAGATAATTTCTCTAAAGAGTTAGAGCAAACAATACCAAATTACAATAATGGTTTTATGATACAACTTGTTTCAAAAATTGCACAACAAAATCCACAAGCAGGACAACAAATTTTAAACAATCCTGCAATGCTTATATCTTTATGGAATAAGTACGGAGCGAAAGCACAACCAAAAGTACAACAAACAAATATATTATCTTCAAATGGTAGTGGTTCAAATAATGTAAATACAAATGAATTGTTTGAAAGAGTTAAAACTGGGAAAGCAACACAAGATGAGGAATTAAGACTAATAGCTAGTCTATAAATCCCCCTTATTTATCCAAAGAATAAAATATAAACTTTGGATAAAAATTAAAAATTAGGAGTTAACATGGATTGGGCAAGTGCTTTTTCTAACATTGGGAGCAAGGTTTTCGATGGGAACAATATAGCAAACTTTGGCAATTTAGCAAGTGGTGCAGGTACATTATGGGGTGCATATAATGCAAATAAATTGGGTAATGCACAAATAGATTTAATGAAACAACAAAACCAACTTTATTTGGATAAGTATGAGCAAGATAAAAAAGATAAACAGTCTTTAAATAATAGCTTTGCTAGTGTTTGGGGGAATTAATTATGCCTAAATTTGATGTTCCAAAACTTGCAGATTATAGTGGTGCAATACAAGCTAATCAAAGTTTTCAAAATGCTTTTAGAAACTTAGGACAACAATCTCAAGACTTTTTAAATTATGAAGAAAATAAAAAGCAAAATGAATGGAATAATGTTTTTAAGCAACAAAATTTTAATTATACAAAAGATAAAGACAATAGGTCTTTTGAGTATGAACAAAATAGGGATGCTGTAAAAGATAATCAATGGCAACAAGGACATAATCTACAAAAAGATAGTTTGGCTTTTGACCAAAATTATAAAACAAATGTTTTCAACCATAATGTTAATCAAGACAATATCAATAATGGATATAAAGCTGATGAAATGAAATATAGATGGGCTAATGCCTTTAAGCCTGAATATACAACATTTAACGGAGTTGATGAGCAAGGTAATGCAACTATTAGTTTGTTAGATAAGAATAATGGAAAAATTGTAAATACTGGACAAAAAGTTTATCAATCTCCAAGACAATTAGATCCTGCACAAGTTGATTACTACAATATGAGAAATCAAGAAATCGCAGATAAAAGAATTGCTGAAAATGAGAAAAATTTTAGAAGTACACCAGAGTTTGCAGAACTTAATGAACAAGATAAATTAAATGCAATTGACATTTTAAGAACAACTGGAAAACCTCCTCAAATAGAGTATGAAAAAGGTTTGTTTGGTAAAGGATATTACTTACCCAAAAATACAAATAAAGTTGATTTAAAAGCATTAGAAGATGCAATAAATAAATTATAGGATTTTAAATTATGCCAAAAGATAATAATGCTCCATCGCAAAACTGGAATATAAAAGACCAAATAGAACAATCAAAAAAGATTAATCAGGACAATAAACAAACTATTGATGATTACAAAGCAAAAACAGAATCTATAAAAACCATTCAAAGTAGTTTAGATGAACTTGAAAATAGTGGGCAAGATGTATCTGTACTAAGAAAAAAGTTTGATGAAAAGATTAGCAACAATGATTTAAGCTTTGGTGAAAAGTTAGGAGTTGTTGGAAGAAATATAGGAAATGATTATGTATCTTCTTTTTCAAAAGCTTTTGGTGGTAATTTAGAAAAGACATATAGTACAAATTTAGATGATATAAAACAAAAAAGAGAAGAAGTAATTAATCCTATTTCTACAATTGCAAGTGAAGTTGCACTTGATCCATTAACATATACACCTTTGAGTCTTGCAACAAAGGGAACTAAAACTGTAAGAATGGCTAAGGATTTTGTAAAAGGTGGAGCATTATCGGCAGGACTTTATACAGCAAAAGAATATGGTGATGATAATTATAAACCAACAGATAGTTTAATCGCAGGTGCATTTGGTGGAGCATTAAATGCAGGTATTGGAAGATTTATAAATAGAAAGAATGCAGGTGATTTACCAAATACAGATGTTACTAGTTCAGATGATATTGCAAATAAATTTATTTATGAACAAAAAAAAGTTAATCCCGAAGTAGTTACTAAGCCTACACAACCAACAGCAGATGAATTAGTTCAAGAAAATATAATCAAAACAGATAGTCAAGATGAAATAGCAAAAAGAATATATGAAGCAAATTTTAAAAATAAAGATAATTTAATAAAAACTGATGATTTAAAAACAAATAAAATAGTAAATCAAAATGATATTGAATTAGCACCAATAAAAGAAAAAAGTGTCTTACCTGATACATTACCTCTTAACGATAAAGAGGTAATGAAAGATATTATGAAATATGCAAAAGATAATAATGCTGTTGATGAGTTTATATCAAAACTTCCTCAAAATGCAAGAGTTGATGAAGTCAGACAAGTATTTGACAAGATGCCAATATCTCAAGTTAAAGAAGCTAATGTATTAAATCAAATGAGTGTACAAGAGCCTAGAAAAACAAATAGTGGAATATACTACTCAAATGGTACTCAAAGTTTTGGAGGTGCTAGTGTAGGTGGATTAGAATCAGAATTTAATCAAAGAGATTATAACTATGATGGTGAACATAACTATAAAGATAGTGTTATTGGTGCTTTAATTGGTGCGATTGGAATTAATGCAGCAAGGAAAATATTACCTGGTGCTTTTAGGGATAAAAATATAGATGCAAATACTACTGGAATGTTTGTTGGTAAAAGCCCTACTGATGGAAAAGACCTTATGATTCAACATAATTTATCACAAGATAATCTTAGATATGCAAATAGCAAAGGTGGAATTGTAGCACCATCATTAGCAACAGTTAAAAAAGATATGCCTATTGATGGCTTTGGAGATATTACATTAATTGGAGATAAAGCACTTGCCACTCCATCAAAAGAGATGAAAGCTTTTGCATCAGATATTTATAGTCCAAGACACCCTAGAGAAATACGAGCATACAATCAGTCAGATATTAGAAAAATAGATAATAGTTTAATGGATTATATACATAAAACTGGCGGTGGCGATGTATCAACAAGCAATGATGTATCAAACTTAATAGATAATGTTGCATTAAAGGCAAAGTTCTTAGAAGAACAAAAAGGAATATCTTTAAAAATACCAAACAGAGTAAACCCACAAGAACAAACATTAAAGCAGTTTTACAAATCAGAATATAGCACTTCGATTTCAAACAAAGGCTTGGATTACCAGACACTTGCAAGAGATCCAAAGTTTCAGGAAAAAGTTGCAAAAGAGCTAACAGAAAAATACAAAGATAATGAAAAAGCTTTAAACATAATGCTACAACCAGACAGGCTGATTAATCTTGCAAAAGATAGAGCAATGAATTTGGACCAAATTGGAAGAAGTCAAAATAAGCCAGATTTATATAAGGCAAGAGAAATAGCCGATAAATATATTACAAAATATAAATCAGAATTTGAAAGCTATGTTAAAAACATTCAAGAGTCTTATCCTTATAAATCATCATTTAACAATAACGGTAAACAACAACCATACACAGAACAAAATGTATTAAAGTATTTAACTTCTAATCTAAGAGGTGGTGAAAACTTTAATTATGGTGCTGGGAATATTAGAGCAACTGTTACACCAGAGTTTAAAACAATAGAACAAATTAAAAAAGCAAAAGAAAGACTTGTAACATCAAAAGAGTTTGAAGCAATTAAGAGTTCAATAGATAATGAGTTGAGCGATATTATTTCAAAAATTTCTGATGATGGAATAGACAACAGTTTTACTGCAAGAGAGATTGCATCAGAGTTTATTTCTGATTATGCAAAAAGAGGGAAAAGAGCATTAAATGATTACTCTGTAAAAGTAAAGCCAGAAAATTTTGCAGAAATAGATAGTTTTTTAAATAAGCTAAAAGAAATGCCAACAGAATATTTTGAGAGTAAATTTTTAGGAAAGATGGAGTTGTCAAAATTTAAACTTGCAATAATTCCAAAAAATGCAAGTAAAGAAACAAAAGACATTCTTGCATCACATGGAATAAAATATAAAACATATGATCCAAAATTACCTGATTCAAGAATTGAAGTTATAAAAAGAGAAGCTGAAAAAAACAATGTATTATTTGCAAGTCCAACTGTAAGTGGTGGAATGGTTGGTGCAATTACTGGTGCAACTTCTGATTTAGATAATGATGGAAAAATAACATATAAAGATTTACTATATGGTGCAATAGGTGGTGCAGGACTTACAAAAGGTGTATTAATGGCGAAAGATAGTCATATCATACAAAAGAGTAGAGAATTATTTAAAAAAGCAAGTGATACTGATTTTGCAGATGCTATTATAGGTCATAAAATATATGAGAAAAAAGACTATATGAACATAAGAGAAGATATGCTCAAAGCAAAAAATCAAAAACTAGAAGACTTTACACAACTACATGAACAACTAAAACTCCTTGATGATAGTACAAGAAAAGATATGTATAAATACATGAGTGGTGATAAGAATATAAATTTAGATACTAACATTAAAACATTAGCAGATAGTTATACAAACGAGATAAATAAATTATCAAAAGAAATGGTGGATTTAGGAATATTAGATGAAGCACAATTTGACAAATTCAAGGATAGATATTTACATAGAAGATATGATAAAGATTTAAGCCAAAAATTTAACTCTTTATTCTCAAAAGGAAAAACAGTAAGTGGAGTTTTTTCAAGAGGTAAAGAGTGGAGTGGTACAAAAGCAGAATACGAAAAGCTATTAAATAATGGTGAAATTGGTGATTTCTTTAATGGAAAAATAGAAGCTACTAAAATGCAAAATGGTCAATATAAATTTAGACAAGATTGGACAGATGAACAAAGAACAAAGTGGGGTGAAATTCAAGATATAGCATTTAGTTTACCTGAAACTTTGATGAGAAGTACAGAAATGGTGCAACATGGAAAAATGTTAAAAAAGATAGTTGATGAAACTAAATATGTAAGTGATGAAGCACTAGATGGTTATGTACAATTAAATGGAAATAAATATGGAGCATTAAAAGGTAAATATGTACCTAAAGATATGGCTAGTGATATAAATGAATTTCATAGTGCAATATTTGGAAATGAGGGTGGTTTATTTAGTAAAGATGTTGTTGATGCGTATAAAGCGCTTAGTTCTTTTTGGAAGAAAACTCATACAGTATATAATCCTATTGCACACATGAATAACTTATTATCAAATATAACTATGCAATTTGGTGCAGGAATAAATCCACATAAAGCAGTTAAAAATGCTTATAAAGGTGCTATTACTTCACAAAAAGTAAAACAATTTAGAGAATTAAAAGCTAAAGAACTAATAGGGCTATCAAGTGAAGAAAGAGTTTCATTAAATGCATTAATTCAAGATGATGATATTAAATTATGGAATGAAGCACAAAGAGCAGGTTTATTTGGTAGAAGTGGATTGAATGATATTTTAAATCAGTATGTAAATCCAACAAAAGCAACTAATAGTTCAAATTTAACTGGAACAAGAAAAGTATTAAATAAATTTGATGATTTAGCAAGTAAAGCATATCAAGGTGAAGATAATATTATGCGTTTTAGTATGCTTAAATCTTTAACAGAAAAAGGTAAAAGTTTAGATGAAGCAATAAAAGAGATTAATAATACTATACCAGATTACACAAAACCAATGAGTAGATTAGCTAGATTTGGAAGAGATAGTATGTTAACTCCATTTATTAGTTGGACCTATTATTCAACTCCAATAATTTTGAAGCAATTTAAAGATAGACCTGAAAGAATTGCAGCCATTTATGCATCACTTTATGGATTAAATAAATTAGCAGGTATTGATCCATTTGATGAAAAAGATATACCACAACAGAACTTTGCTATGAAAAGAATACCAATATATAAAAATGGCAATGAAGTAACAACAATTAAAGTGGATAGATGGATTCCTCATAATGATATGTTAAATCCAATAGATATGGCGAAGAATCTAACAAATGGTGGAGCATGGAGAGCAATACCTGATATTTTAAATAATAGTAATTCATATTTTGGTGGTAAGATAACAAATAATGAGGGAGCATTAAAAGCTTATGATTTATCTAAATATGGTATTCAACAAATAACACCTGATATATTGGATAATGTTTGGAATTTAGCAGAAAGTAAAATGCTATCAAAAGAAAAAAGAACAAAGAATCCAGTTATACAACCACGAACTACAACACAAGAATTATTGAAATTTTTTGGGATAAATAGTATGACTTATAATAAAGCTAATCAAGCAAGAAAAGTGGCTAATGAGAAGATTAAGTAATATTCTCTATTAGTCATTTGTTTCGTAGATTATATTAGTTTTAAACATATGTTCTCCTTTCATAAAATATTAATTACTAAAATACTCTATTTTCCAAAAATCCCCCTTATTTATCCACAAATAAACTTCTAAGATTTGAATAAAAATTACAAAGGAAGTTTAAATGCTAACAAATGGTAGAACTGATACATCGTATGTTGAATCAACTTTGCAAGGAGTAAATAGACCTCACGATAAAAAATCAATAATCGAAGTTATTGAAGTTATTGGAAGAGAAGATACTCCTTTATTATCAAAAGTTTCAACTGGTCAAAAGGCAACACAAAACAAACACTCTTGGTTACAAAGAAAGTTACCTGATGCAGATAGAAAACCTTTTGCTGCTGTTTCTGGATTTAGTGGAGGTAGTAAACCATCAACTCAAAGACTAGATAATGCAACAGAGATTTTTAAACATGATGATTGGATTTCATATTCTGCAAAAGATACCGTTACTTATGGTGAAAGTGAACAATCTCAAATGCATAAAGATTTGATTTTAAAACATAAAAAATCTATGGAATATGCAATTTTAGGAATTGGTAGAAAATCAATCTCTGATGATGGTAATGGAAATTATGTAAGAACTGCACTTGATGCTGATGCAACTTTAGCTGCAAGAATGTCATTAATTGCTAGTCCAATTTTTAGAAGTGGTGAGGGAACAAGTCCTGCTGATGCTTCTCAAATGGCAGGTATATTTCACTTTCTAGCAAATACTGATTTATCACAAGCAAATATAAATAGTTCAAACTTTAGAGATTTAACTGATTTCTCAAATGGTTGGTTAGGAAATATTAAAGCTTTTGACACAGCTATTGATTGGACTGGAAACAGACAATCAATTGATAGAAAACATATCAATCAACTTATTAGAAAGATGACAGATATGGGAGTAAAACCATCTGATGGTGCTTTTGATTTATATACTGGTGGTGATTTATTAGAATCAATTACAGATATGTACAAAGATTTTAGAAGAAGCAATGCAACTGATAAAGAAGTTGGATATGTAGTTGAAACAATTATCACTCCTTTTGGAAAAGCAAGAGTTCATTATCACGCAGATTTTAATGAAGTAAATGGATTAAATGATGTGATTTTATGTGGTAACTTCTCATATTTACAAAAATCATATTTAACTGAAACAAAAAAAGAAACACCACAAACAAGTGAGACAGCAGAGTTATTGAGATACTACTCTGATATGACACTTGCAGTTAGAAATGCTTATGCATTTGCAGCAGGTGTTGGGTTGAAAGCTTAATTTATAGGGGTGTCTTAGGACACTCTTATTAAGTTAAGTAAAGGTTTTATTTATGACATTTTCAGAGTTTAAAAGATTAGTTGAATTATATACTCAAGATTCACAAGCAAAAATGCCTGTAAAGTTTGAAGAGTGGCAAACACTAATACAAAGATCAATAATTAATTTATCAAATAAGATAACAATTGATGAGTTTGTTATAGATGTAGAAACACCAAGTGATGTATTGAGATATTTAGTATTCAATGACAATGAAAAAGTTTCAATAAAAAAACCAGAAAAAATTGAAGACGAAAAAGCAGAAATAAATATAAATGACCAACTTGTACTAGCAGTAATCTTTGATATAGCAGAAGTTCTAACAAGAGATTTAAACATAAAACAAAAGTTGATATTAGAAGAAGAAGATGTTATGAATAACTATGTATGGAATAAATTTACAAGCAAGGAAGCATCAAAATGATTGATGATATATCAGTTCTATTGAAAATATATTTTTCAATATTTTATTCTTACATATTAATTTCACTTGATTATGCAGGAATACCTGAAAAAACTTTTGTTGTTATGATTATTTTAATGACAGTTGATATTGTAACAGGGATTTGGAAAGGATATATACTAAAAGAACTTTCATCAAGTCCAATAACAACTGGGATT